GTTAAGGTAGGTTCGTTCTTAGGAATAGAAATACCGATAGTTAATGTTATCACATCAAAAGCAGCTCAGATCGCTGAAAATGCTATTCGAGTGGAAACACTTGAAGACTGTATACCTTTAATAGGTACAGTAACGGCTTTAACAGGCCAAGAAATTTCTGGAGTTTCCATGGACGCGTTTTTGCAGAAACAAGCGCGTAATATTACTAATATCAAGATAATTCAAGAGCAAATTAGAACAGTTTTTGAAACATCTGGTATAGTACAACCAAAGAACCATGAGAAACTCTTAGAGATTTCACAGCTTTTAGTTGACATTCGTGAAGATTTTGAATACTTCACCAAATTGATGGCTATAGCTGGACATGAATTAAACAAACCTGAAGGTCGTAAAAGACTACAGAATTTTGAAAATAAGGTAAAAGAACTCAACGCCTTAATAAAAACAGTAAATCAACCTAGTTTGAAAAATAATGCTGTTTTTACAGAAGCGTCTTCTTTAATATCCTTGGCGCTCAAAATTTTAGTTCAGGCTAAAATAATTCAAAGTCAAAAAATGCGTCCTACACCAGTAGGTGTGTGCATTCAAGGAGTAAGTGGTATAGGAAAATCAACTTTAGTAACAGCCCTAATAAACGCTGTTAAGAAAGAAGTTTCCGAAAAATACTTCGAATCCTTAGGAATAGCTGATGATTGGCAAACATGGTTTGCTCAATTCAGAGATGATTTCGATACTGGTTATAACGGTCAAGAGATCACATATATGGATGATGCTTTCCAAAAGAAAGATCATACTGATCATCCAATGTGGATTAACTTTATCAGTAATCAGCCTATCGGGATGGTTATGGCAAGAGAAGAAGAGAAAGGGAAACCTTTTAATTCCTTAATGTGTTTAGTTACATGTAATGTCATACCTGATAAGAGTACTACCATCTCTGATATATCAGCACTCCACAATAGATTTCCTATAACTATTGTGGCAGGATTAAAGAAAGGGCACAAATTACCAACTGGTAATTCCGAGTATTATCCTAGCTTCTCGCATATGCAATTTGAGATTGGACGAATGTCTGAGATCAAATCAAAGAAAACGAGGGCAATAGAATTCAAAGAAATTGCAGAGCTCATTGCGTTATCTATATTTAACAACAATGAAAAATGCAATAGAATTTTGAATTCTGATATTATTCATCATCAAAGTAGTAGTGATGAAGATGATGATGATGTAATACTATTCGATCC